GGTGTTTCGATAGGTCCCCTCTCTCCCCCGGCTCCTTTTCAACTCTAATTGCAGACTGATAAGCAAGTCGATTTTCCCGCTTAACCTCCTTTCTTAATTGAAGTATCTTAAGAACTGTGCAGCATTAAGCACCCCCCTTTGTTCAAACACACCATGCATCGTGTTACTTACAAGCTTGATTGCATGATCAATGATGCGAATGCATCTTCCATGGCGGAATACTTTCCCAACACTAAGGTGAAGGATAAGGCAACGTCTGGTAAGAATCCTCATTGGTTCATGCACAATTCTCGCAAGTTCATGGAACAAGATGCATTTTTCGAACTGTCCCGTCATGGAGTGCGTTCTGTACTTGATGTCGGTGGCAGCGTCAATCGGGCTAGTAAGGTTGCTAGTAAGTTTGAAATGAGCTATCACTCGAGTAATCCTATTCTGGAAACTCAAGATGTGGTCCGCAACGCCGCGTATCCCCCGGAGTTGTTTTGCACCAATAAAGCTCAGGATTGCAACTGCACTAATCCCGATGCACTTTTGCTTGTGCATTCCATCTATTATTTTGAGCCGCAAGAGTTTGCACTCATGTTGCTCAGAACTAAGAAGCGAATTGCTGCGGCAGTCTTCCACCATTTCCCTAAGGCTTCAGGTACCTTCCCGACCAACTGTGTCACGGAAGCGACCTATAAGCACATTGCTGATGGTAAGGTCGAAATGCGCGTGTATGGTAATAGCTTCGCGTATGTTCATTCGGATCTCGGTTGGTTACAACAGAACGGTTACCACTTTAATCGTGGTAGTGCTAAGTACACGCTCTGTTGGACTGAGGTTAAGAATGTGCAAGGAATGTACTTGTACAAGTTTGTGATTTCCGCCGGTCATATACCACTCGGGTTATCCTCTTTCCATGACGACAATGTTTTGGCGTCTGATCTGACTACCATGAAGTATGATTTTGTGTATCAACATGGTAACATTGTCGTTGACAAGATCTTCGGGTCTGAATTTGGTGCTGTGACAGTTAGTCCCAGTGTTTATGCCAAGTTACGACTGAAGTTTGTAGGAAGAGAAACCAACAAATCTTTATACGGAGCAATGATGGCTGTAGTCCGTAATGAAGACTTTGGAGTGTCCTCAGAAGTTGCCGCTCACACCGTGGGCGTTGCGTTGTTACACAATGCATACCTGTATAATGAGGTGCAACTAGGATTGTCTGAACATGTGGAACTGCTTACCACTTCAGGGTTCCTCAATCCTGTTCGACCTAACCGGCTTCGTCAATTCATGGTCAAAGTGATCCTTTTCTTTAGCCATTTCAAGAATCTCCTACTTACCGTGTTTATTATTATTCTCTATAGATTTGTTCAGCGAATCATGGGGTCAACGGAGAAAACTAATAAACGCGAGAAGGTCAACTTCGACCAGGTTGTCAAATGGAGAGTCGATCAAGATTTGGTTCTACAAGAGTGGAATGAACGTGCTAAGAACACGGGTTCTAAAACCAAGTGGATGAAGAGTATACCTCCATTCACGGAAGACAAGAAGTCTGAAATGGTTATCCCGTTCATAGTCTGTCAGGATGTTGGTATGTCCAATATACCATCCTCATGTGATGAGAACAGACTTTCAGCACTGCTGCACCGGTTGATTTCTGGTAATGAAAAGTCAACCACTGCACAGGTTCAATTCGCTCAGCGTGGCCACAATGCGGCTATTCAACATCGATTCTTGCCTACTGAAGATTACGCCCTTGAGTTTGCAGAGTCCTTTGGTCCAATTAAGGACATTGAGGAATTTGTTAGAACTGACTATGGACGTAAGAATGATGTAAACAAGGTTAATGAGTTGATGCGGTTTAGTGACATGGCAGAACGAGAAGACTGCGATCCCGCGTTTTACGTGGAGTGGTTTGTCAAAGGTGAGAATGCACCACAGAAGTTTGATTCCAACAAGCTTCGAGGAATTTTCATCCCAGCAGCTTCTTTTAATGCATGTGCGGGGCCATCCCTTTATTGGATCACTAAATGTGTGGTTTCTTTTACCCAACGCGATGAGTCTCGTCTCGTCATCACAGCTGGACTAGATTCTCCTGCTATCTGTAGAAGAGCGGAGAAATTCATTGATACTGTAGGTGATGGCAGTCTGGTGGTTTGGATCGACCAAACTTCCTTTGAGGCGAACCAGACTGAGCAACAGAACGATTTAGTATTTGATTACTACGAACGGTTGCTCTCTAGGCTGGGTTGCAAGTATTCCAAGAGAATACGTGGGTTAATGAAGAAAACCAACAAACTTGTCTTTAAGGACATCCAGCGGTTCAATCATAACAGAAAGTCTTGGGGCAAAGTGGCAGAACGTCGTGGCGGATTACCTTCTGGAATCTGGGACGTAACTGCACGTAATTCCATAGAAACAATTGTGTCAATTTCCATTGTTTTCTTGGAACTCGGGATACCCCTCGAGGCCATTTCTGGGTTTATTCTTGGTGATGACAATCTTCTTTTCATTCCCAGTCAATACAGGGGTCGTATTGACAAGTCTCGCATAACAAAGATGTATGACGAGTTTTTCGGATGGAAAGCCAAAGTGGATTGCTGTGACATGACGGAACTACCGAAAGCAGAGTTTTGTTCATGTTACTTTTCTCGTCAAGAAGATGGAACTGTGACGTTGTCCCCCAAGGCAGGTAAAATCTTTCCCAAATCTTTCTTCCTGGACAGCAAGCTTAAGGCTAAACCAACAATTGTGTATGGTATGTTGTGTGGATTCGGTCATTTCCCTACCTCCTATCTACTGAGTCATCTGGTCAACATTCTCGTGGAGAAATGTGCAGAAATGGGCATTAAAGCCGCCGATGAAAAAGCCAGTGATTGGATGTGGCACCCATTCACATGTTCAGGAGAAGTGTCCATGGTGTATAGCATTGAAGAGGACTGTATACGCTATGGTGTTGGTGAGGAGGAACTTCGTGAGATGGTGGAAAGTTTCAGACGTTTGGTAAGCGCGTCGTCTTTCCCGCATGAGCCACTCATAATTCCTTCCTCCGATATTTGGCACAAGATTATTCATACTGACCTCGGTATTGAAGAAGATAAGTTCTATGGAGACCGGCGAGAAAAACTCACGCCGGATCGAAATGAGATAGCGCTCCATGGAACTTCCGTCCTTGATCCAGCTCGCGCTGGTCTTGATCATTAGACTATAGTGTCTGATAGTTGCATGCATGTGGACTGGTGCATGTATACTGACGACTAAGTCCGTGTCGTAGCTGAATATAGTTACACCGCTTTTCTCTCTCTTTTTCCTCTTTCTTCTGATTGCGTTGCAACAGACGAGCTTTTTCTTTTGCTTTTGTGTTTTTAATCCAAGACGGATTTTTCTTCTTTTTCAACCTTTTTCAAACGATGCAAGGCTTGCTTGAGAAACATTGCGCTACCCATTCTGGTGCGCGTTGGAGCACTCTTGCCCTCGATCCTTTTCATGATTATGATGTCCCTATTGCGGGATTGCCTGA